GCGGTGCATTGTCACAGTCATGCGACCGAGCATTGAGGAGGCCGGGTATTTGGCCACTCTTCGCAATCCGGAGCTGCAAGCTAGGATTGAGGAGCACAATGCTGCGGCCGCTGGTCACATCACGGTGGGCATGAAGTGGTGGGAGCGGTTAGGCTGCGGGGTGAGTGCAGGCCTGGTCGCGCATGGGGTCTTGGCCTATGCAAGAGGCAATCGAAGGAGGGCGATCGCCGACGTCACATTGGGAGCGGCCGGATTTCTGGCTTGCTCGTGGAATGCCGCAAGACGTGCAATCCGCGAGCATCTTGGTGACGCGGAGTTCAACCTCCCTAGAGCCTAGAGGTGTCCGGTGCGGGTACCCGGTGTTTGCGCCTATCCCAAGGAGTTGGAGGAGGTGGCTGCAGACGCCAAGGGTCCTCCGAGGCAACCGCGCTATGGACATGAATCTCGCCGCCACCTCATCAGGGTGGTACCACCTGTCCCAGGACTGTGGCTGTGCTACACACATGCTGACTGTGAATGCAATCAAATTGTGTCTGCGTACAACCGCGTTCTTGGTGCAACACCTCTTCCCACTGACAGGGGGAATTCGCTGTTTCGGCGTGGAGCGATGGCCATTTTTGGTCATCTGGGCACCATAACCCCGTGGACTCGGGCGCAAGTGGTGGCTAGCTTCAAGGACAAGCGTGGGCCAAGGTATGCCCGGGCGGCTGAGTCTCTCAACACTAGGGAGCTCTGTTTCCGGTCGGATGCCAAGGTTTCCGCGTTTATTAAGTCCGAGAAGTTCTCCCCGGCGGACAAGGTGAATCCTGATCCCCGAATGATCCAGGCCAGGGGCGTGCGATACAACTTGGAACTCGCCACGTTTTTACGCCCTATAGAGCACCGTCTCTATACGATCAGGTCGCGGAAGGGGAATCGCATCATCGCGAAAGGCCTTAACTCGCAGGAACGGGCCGTTGAGATCGAGAGGATCTGGTCGGGCTTCAAGAACCCGACTTGCTTCTCGGTTGATGCTTCGCGCTGGGACAAGCACGTGACAGAAGCTGGTCTTCGGATCGAGCATGCTGTCTACCTTAGGATGTGTAA